GGTTCATATCAACTAAAATCATAACTACTCCAGTGTGTCAGTTTTCCTCTTCATCGAAGTCTGCAAAGTCAATATCAGCTTCTTTCAAGTTGATAATATTTTGAGCAAATTCCTGTAAAGGATGTTTTTGTTCTAATGATCTACACATTGCAGATTTTATTGCTTCGCTGATCAATACTAAATCATATTTTATTTCTGGATCACTTCTAAGATCAAAACCATGGGTCTCTAATGACCTAAAGCAGTCAAATGCAAAGTCTACAGCATGTTGCTGTATAAACTTCAATCTGATAGCTTCAGCATGAGCCTTTAGTTCTTTTTCTGTTTGAGGAACATGCGGTTTGTAGTTCTTTACTGGGAACTGTATTACGTTTGACATAGCCGCCCTTTGAACATTGTTATCCATGTTATTTAGGCTTTCTCTTAGTACGCACTTTCCTCTTTTTAGGCTTTTCTTCAATCTTACGGACTCCATAGTACTCTTCGTCCATTTCTTTTGTCCAGAGACCAATATCATCATACCATACACCAACATCTCTCCTTACCATTCCTAAGAATGGATCTCTTGGATGCCAGTGATATGCTTTGACTTTATTGATTCTTTGTATCTTACCTTCCATATTCTCACCCCACCTAAAGTCAAGCCATATGCCAGTACGAAGGTATGATTGTAAGTTATGGATGTAAGTTTCAAGAATGTTTACTTCGTTAGCAATATTCTTATCTTTAGGATTAAGTTTTTTGCTTTGCTTTGCAGAACTAAGTCTTTCTTGATTAGACTTTATCCATGCTCTAACACTCTTTACGTTTACAGGGTCAGATTCATCTCTGCTCACAGAATAGTGAACAGATTTATGTTCAGAAGGAGCCTTTGCAGCTCGAGCTTTAGCCAAACGCTCTACACGTTCAGCTTTTTGCTCTTTAGTCAGAGGTTTCCTGAACTTCTTCCTCTTTGGCCGTCCATCCTGAGTTGATGGACGAATCGATTTCTTGGTTCTTGGCATCTTCTTCTCTTTGTAATTGTTGAGCCCATTGATAGAAATCCATCTTGGCTTCCTCTGGTGTCATACCAAAATGGTTTTCTAACATCTTACAGGCATCAAATATATTAGCTGTTTTAGAATCTCTAACTTTATCCAAGAAAGAAAACACTTCGTTTCTACTAACCATGATAACTCCTAGGTAAAAGGAAACATAATAATGTTGCTAGCAACTTCACTAGCAACTTCAAATGTCTTGCTAACAAATGTAAACCCATAGTATATAACCCCAGTTACACCTAACACAGCAAAAGGTAACAATACAGTTGTAGCAGCTACACCAGCAGCAATTTCTAAACCAGTCATTTTACAATACTCCATTTTCCATTTTCATAACAAAGACCTCCATCGGTATCAGGAACAGCTCTACATATCTTTTCATCAAAGTTAAGTTTCAATCCATTCTTTCTGATATCGTTGAAGCGCTCAAGTTGATACTGTCTAGTCTTATAAAGATCTATCAATTCTGTCTTATTGACAACAGTTTTACATGATATCATCTTACAAAAAATAGACCCACCAACAACACTAGCAGCAATCGAGAGAGGCTCAATAGCTTGAGCCGGACTCGCTGCTAACATACTACTGAGTATAAGAGTTGATAATAGCTTGCTTCTCATCTTTTGTTTCTTTCTTAGACTTTTCAACATTCTCATCTAGTTCTTTGAATGCAGAATTAGATCGAAGTTTAGCCATCAACATTCTATCTTTCTTCAGACGATTAACTAGAACTTTACTAGCTTCTTCGTCATTATACTTCAGCAATACATATGCTCGAAACTGGTTACCAGCAGACTGTACAACATTCTCAACCAAACTATAACCAGAAACATCTGTATCTGCAATCAGGTTTTTAGTTACTCTTTCTAGTTCATTTATCACAGAGGAGTCTACAGCAGTAGTACCAACCTTAGCAATAAAGTTCTTAGTCTGAGATCTCAGTTGACTCTGAAACCTATCAGCTAGAGTAGTTTTAGCCATCAATACAGCCATATCAACAGATAGCTGAAGATCTGGTGTAGCAGATGTACCTACAGCATACACACTATCTTCTTCTTTAGGAGGCTTGAGATACCAATCAGGAATCTTCTCAACTTGCTCCTTGTTAGCTTTGACATTATATGCATACAGAGCTTTAGCACCATAAGGTGGTGTCTCTTCTAAACTTGATATGTTAGTAGAACCACAAGCACTAAGTCCCAATAATGCAAGACCAGATACTCCAATCATTAGCGGCTTATTCATTATGAACTCCCTTCACGAAAGCCTTTTACCAGACCTCGAAAGAATGCTTTAGTATTCCAACGAGGTACTCTCTTACCTTTATAGTCTATCAAAAGCGGATCTTTGTCAACAGGGCCCAACAACACAACTCTCTGTACAGGTTCTACAGGTTGTGCATACACTTTAGGTCCTGGTTGTGGAGCATTTGCTTTCTCCATAGTTTCCAACCGCCCAGTAATGATTTGCAATTGTTCTTCGAGCTTTCTTGTTCTTTCAAGAGCATTAGCATCAAATCCACAATCAGCAGTGATCTTGCTTGTAAGAATTTCTTTACCATTCTTATCAGTTGTGACAGTGGTAGTCTTTCTTACATTACAAGGATCAGGTCCAGCCAAAGCCTCAGTGCTCAAAAGAGCAACTGAAGCACCGACTAGAATAATGTTACGAAGCATATTCAAGAGCTTTCTCTAATGCACGAGTTTTAAGCTGTTTGTTAGCTCCGTAGAAGTTAGAAGTTAATCTAGCTTCTTGAGACTTGCCAATCTCATGATCAACAAGATATGTAGCAGCATTAAGAGCTTGCCACCATGAACCTTTTGCAAACTCTGCACCAGGTTGGGTCTCAAGCACCTCAAAAGCTCTCAGAGCATTCTTAGAAGGCTTGCGATCTTCAGTCTTCTTACTGTAACCAGGAAATACTTCATCAAAGTATTCTTTTACAATATCGTCTTTGTAAGACTTTGTACCTAAGAACTGAGCCATATCTTTGAAGTTCTGTAGCTTATCAGAAGCAAGACCAAGAAGCTCTTTAGCTAAGTCTGCATCAAATACACGACGATGATTGAACCTTACTTTGTTCTTAGAACCACCATTCAATGCAACTTGAATAGTATTGTTACAAACAACTCTAGTAATTGTCTGTTGGATATCAATTCCACGACCATAGATGTGTGGATTAGAGAATAGAAGATATCCTTCTACTTGATCTCCACCAAACAGTTCAAACTGCTCAGTCATCTTAGCTAATGCCCAGACCCACTGTCCACCTTTCAGTGAACCAGCAGTTTCCATCTTCATTGCTCCAACTTCACAGAACTCATTGAAGAATTCAAACGCTTCAGAGTTTTGAACTGGATTCCAGTCACCAGTGATGATAGTTAGAGGCTTTCCATCAGTCTCACGAATCAACATCTTATGACCAGAAAAGATCTGCTTGCCATTGAACTCAGCAGACACAGGACGCTCAACTACATTCCAGTCGAGACCCGCAACCTTCTGAAACTCAGCTGGTGAAAGATCTTCTTCAACCTTCACACCTAGACCATGCCATGGAACTTCTCCTGTATAAGCCATCTGTGCTTCTCCATTTACAATTTCTAACTCATGTGCCATGTCTATCTCCTTTGCACTATCTGATTATTACAGTATACACGTTTTCCATTTCCGGTCAACGCTAAAGTTTATAGATGTCCATCAGCTCATTTACGAGCTGTTTGCCATATGGAGTAAACAGAATGTTATGCTCCCAAGCAAAGTGTTCCACATCTTGGATGTGCTCAAACTCATCGTTTTGAGTAATCCAACGAAGAGCAGTAGCTCTATCGCCAGCACCAAGACTAATGGTCTTTACGACCAAGTCTTCGAACTCAGCGACACAAAAGGAAGCATGCCTTGCATCTTCCTCTTGGACCTCATCTGCGACATCACAAAGATATCTCCAGATTCTGTCCTTCTCTGCAGGAGCAGATGAATAGTACTCATTGTCCTGGCTAGGACGGCTACCATATGCCTCTTTGTAGAGATCTGAGAAAGTGTTGTCATCAAAAATGTAAGCCATGTTGTTAACTCCCTTTATCATTCTCTTACTATCCTACATATCCACGAGAAGGTCAACATCAAAAACGCTTTTTTTTTATTTTTTTTTATTTTTTTTTCATGTTGACTTTGTGGTAGAAGTATAGGACTATAATAATATAAGGAGAGAGATTATGAAATACAACTTTGAAGACCACAATGAAATTCCACATACTTTAGCTAATTATGTTGTAATGTGTGCAGATGCGCACTCTGTTCATCAGATTCCACTAGATGAGATCAATGATTTTCTCAATGATCTCGAAGAATGGGAAGATGGGAGATAACCATGACTAAGAGACCTATGGAGTTCAAGGTGGATGTCCTTGTCTATAGACGGGCAGGTCATTCACCTAAAGAGGCATTCAGGATTTGCTGTGAGAAGTATGGTTTTGAACCATCTGGTTGTATGACTAAATATGCCAGTGGGTTCATTAGAGACTATGAATATGAGATCAAAGCAAAATTATTTGATAAAGATCCTGATGTAACATTGTATTGTATGCAGAACCAGATCTATGTCTTCAATTAAGTTTTACAAAAGCGACATTCCAGATGTCGATACAGTAGACTCTTTCATTCGACGAGAAACTGACATCGAAGAAAGAGTTGAAACTGTTAAGAGAGCTTGGGCTTGGCCATATAAAATATACAGGCTTGAATGTAATCTACCTATATCTAAAATGCAAAAAGCAGTTCAAGAAGCATTCGATAACTTTGGATGGCATGGTTTCTTGATTGCCAACTTTGGTGAAGGATATGGTGAACAAGATCTTCGTAGTGAGAGGCTTGGTGGGTTGTCTATCACATACAATCCTGACTTCAAACAAAGTGATATAGATATCAATTGTCAAACATTAGGTAACAGAAAATACAATCTACCACCAGAGATGTATGCTGGTAAGAGAGGCAACTACATATTTGAGCAAGTCAATATCAAAGACTTACGTGTAGAGTTCTTTCAAATAGTAAACAATCATGGTGCAGGCCCTGCTTGGGACTTCATTCATGAAAAAGGTATTGTATCAAAAGAAGTTTGGGAAGAGGAAAGAGAATATTATTATTCCTGGACCTATAATCCATCCGCTCAAAACCAGACTGGCAAGAACACCTATAGCGATGCTCTCGGGTTTAACAGACTTACTCCTGCTTGCCAAAGTGGATACCTTGGTGAGGTGTTTAGTAAAATACCTCGTACGATTGTCAGAGGTAGAATTGTTGAGATGATGTCTGGTGATTTGCACTGGCATCGTGATGAATCCTTCTATATGAACTTTCGTATTAATATACCTTTATACTTTGATGAAAGTACGATGATAGCAACAGAGATGCAAGAAATGTATATGCATCCCGGCTATATGTATCATTTTGATACAGGACAACCGCATGCTGTAGTAAGAAAAAATGATGAAAAATACAAAAGAATTAACGTTATTCTTGGTGTGTGTCCTTGGTTTGATTTCATAGAAGAAGAGCAGGCTTGGGTATCTAATGAGTACTATGGTAAGATACATCCTGTTGAAATGTTTCATGAAGGATTGCTTGTTGACTTTGTGTAGTAACTAAAGGATAAATATATCGTAATGTTGAAGAGGAGCGAAAGCTATACAGGACCAGGGTGCAAATCCCTGCACCTCCACCAAAAGTTCATCATGGTGAATTTCTGGGGGGTGTGTTAGGATCGACTGGTAGTAAATAGCAAATTGGAGTTACGAGGTTGATCGCTTAATAGATCAAAACAATAAATGCAAACGATAATTTTGCATCTGATGATTTAGCTCTTGCAGCTTAATTGATCGGGGTCCGGAGGTACCTGGCAACAGAAACCTCCACCATATTAGGAGGAGAGATGGTAGGAAGTCCAATAGAGCTAACACAGAGTGCTCAAAACTATCTTCAGAATGCAGCCATAAATAGTGGTAAGCAATACGTTTGGTTTGGTGTAGAAGGTGGAGGATGTAGTGGGTTTCAGTATGCTTGGAAGTTTATAGATGACCCAGATCCTTCAGATTATAAGATGAGTATTGGTAATGATCCATCAGATAATAGAGAACTATTCTTTGTGATTGATGTTGTTAGTGAAATGCATGTACTTGGTTCAACAATTGATTATGTTCAAGAGCTTGGTGGTTCGTTTCTCAAAGTAAATAATCCTTTGGCAACAGCTGGTTGCGGATGTGGAGAGAGCTTTTCTGTATGATTACAATTAATTGGAAAGGCAAGATAGGTTATGGAGACATAATCTCGCCTCTTTGTTATGCACATAATATTGCACAGAAGAACTGTGATGATGTAACCTTACATATGCATTGGATGCATAAACGAGGTGAAAAATTTAAACCAGAGGATGTTGATACACTAGACACAAAGTTTAAGTACCTTTGGTCAATATGCAAACCAATTCCATACCATAATGTGTATCTAAAACAGTCATTCAATAAAAATTTAGACTACAACCATGATAACTATGATGACGAGTCTAGTTTTCATAATCTGTGGTTTGCAAGAGTAAAGAATCTTAATATATCAAAACCTTATGTTGTTATGAACACAACTGCTACTCACAAACAACAGTTTGAAGAGTATGATCCTGGTAAGCAATGGAAAGATCCTGTTGGTCTTGAAAAGTGGAGACACATAGAGAACACTATTCAAACTAAGTGGGGCATGGATGTTGTACATTGTGATTACACAGATGGTATTGCAGATGCAGTTGATAAATATAAAAAGGCATTTATTGCTGTAGGTTATCATGGTTCCACTGCTTGGATAGCAAGATATCTTAGAGTGCCTATGTTAATATACTCAACTAAGAAGATAACAAAGTCAGCATTTCCTTGGGCTCTAGTTAAGTCTAAGTATGAACATGGTGATTTCGAGTCTATCAATCCTTACGAAGTGAGGAATAAAGGTATGGCACGAATTAGAGAACTGGAGAAACAACTTGAAATATACCTCAACACTCCCAATATTCATAGGTTACGAGGAAAGAGAACATGAAGCATACGAAGTATGTAAGTTCTCTCTTGAATATCAAAACCAATGTAGAAAAGAAACAGGCACATGGGCCTGGGATGACTATCCAGATATTATTCAACTTAGATCAACTGAAATAAAGGAGTATAAACGTGACCATGGAGAGCCTCAGTCTACAGATTTTACATTCACTAGATTTTGGTGTCCATATCTCTGCGACTTCGAGGGATTTAGCCTCTTTGTTGACTGTGATTTTCTCTTTCTAGCACATCCTATAGAGATATTAAAGCACATTGATACTAGAAAAGCTGTTAGTGTAGTACAACATCCTGAGTACTTACCAAAAGGTGATATCAAAATGGATGGAATTGCACAACATAGATCAAAGAGAAAGAACTGGGCATCGTTGATATTATTCAACAATGAACATCCATCTAATAAAATATTGGAGCCTGATTATCTGAATAACCATCTACCAGGTTTAGACTTCCATCATCTTGCTTGGTTGGACGACAGTGAGATTGGTTCTATACCTATGGAATGGAATTGTCTTGATCAATATTACCACATGGAAAATCCAAAAGCAATTCATTACACAGAAGGTGGTCCATGGTTTGGTGGTGAGTATTATCATACAAGATATGCACAAGAGTGGGTGAAGTATAAGTTTAAGATGAATTCATGAAAACAAGACTTATAGATGATGTAGCTTGGAACTTTGAAGACCAAAATGATATTACAATATCATTAACTTATTATGGCCAAGTAGATAAACTTATACATCATTGTGATTTCTTTTCAAACATAGATGATACCCTCAAGGAAAAAATTACTGTTCAATTTATGAACGATGCATTTCCAGACAAAGGTATATTTGAAGATGTTGTGAAAGCATATGAACATAGGTTCAATCTGAAAGCATTTACTGTAAAGCAAGATATTGGATTCAATAATCATGGTTGTAGAAATCTTGCTATGCTACAATCAGAGACTCATTGGAACTGGTTGATTGATATAGATGTTTATTTTAAAGAAGAACTTCTTAATGCTATGGTGAATACAAAGCTACATGAAGATCAATTTTACGTGTTCAAGGTACGGTTTGATCACTATGATAACCCAGAAGATTATGAATTATTTGATCCAAAAAAGTTATTGAAATGGGTTGCACATCCTAATGTTTGGTTAATTAGTAAGCCTTGTTTCTGGTCTTCTGGTGGATATGATATGGAATTTGCTGGTATGAGACATGGTGATAAAGAGTTTTTCTTGTCGATAGATAAAGAAAAATATGAACATTTCCTGTTTCATCCAGATCTTGAACAAGAGTTTGATATCCATGTTCAGATGCCAAATAGAACTAAATCATATTTGAATCAAATAACTGAGCATGTTGGTTACTTGAATAAATGTGTTGACTTTGTCACAAAAAGGAACGATAATAAAGATCGTAAGTTTAAGAAACGATTGTTATGTTTTGATTGGCAAAGGATTGTTTAATGTTAAAGAGAGTGATGGTAGGTGCTTTGGCTGGAGCCATTCTAGCTGGAGCTTCTTTTGCTAGTGAAGAAATCACAGAAAAAGAATTTACAGAGAGAGAATGCTTAGCAGAGGCTTTATTCTTTGAAGCTGGCAACCAACCTTTATTAGGTATACTTGGTGTTGCAGAAGTTATTTTCAATAGAGTAAAGAGTGAAAGATATCCCAATACTGTATGTGGTGTGGTTCATCAAGGACCTTTGAATAAGTGGTGGAAAAAACGAGGTAAGATTGTTCCTGTAAAATGGAAGTGTCAATTTACTTACTGGTGTGATGGTAAGAGTGATGACACTACTGGCTTACGAGGATCTATTACCTGGAGAAAGAAGATAGTTCCATCAGTTGTGTTTGCATATTCACAATTTAAGTTACTACAAGATGAAGGTATCAGTATTACTAATGGTGCTACACATTATCATACCACACAAGTAAACCCAAGATGGAGTAAACATTTGGAACATACAATAACAATTCAAGATCATAAGTTTTATCGATGATAGAGCTAAAGATAAATACTCCATCTCAGTTTGCAATGGAGATTGAAAAGATAGTCAAAGAAAAAACTATTGACTATCTTGATGCTGTAATGTATTATGTTGAGAAGAATGGTATAGAGATTGAGACTGCTGCTTCACTTATCAAGAGTAGTCAAATTCTAAAAGCTAAGATTGCAAACGAGGCTGAAGATCTTCGGCTTCTGAAAACAAAAGGAGCTCGCTTACCATTATGAATGCTCACGAAACATATCAAAAGTATATGGCATTGAAGAGACATTTCACGTCAGACTATGATATTTTCAAGTATAAAGGTAAAATCAAAAACGTAGAACACTCAAGGTTTGAAGTTAGAAGAGATAAGATGTTCTTCCATAAGCTATCAAAGCTCAAAGATGCTGAGAGCTTTATGTTAGCTAATATGTTGGCAAACATTAACTTCTGGCCTGGTGATGTGAACAATTTAGAAACTCATGCTGTGTATGCCAATTGGCAGAAGAGACAACAGAGTATGACATATATGTTCAAACAAGACCTCATAAAGATGAAAGATTCGTATGATGAAAACATACTTGTTAAAGATGGAACCCATCCATATCTTATGAGATTAGTTATCAGAGAAGATGTTGGTGTTGAAACTATGATTATTATGA